TAATATAACAGCTGAATAATCAAATATTTATAATCATATGAAAATCGACGGACTAAAAAAATTAATTAAAGAAGCAGTACGTGAAGCAATTCAAGAAGAATTAAAAGATATTCTCCTTGAAGCAGTTAAATCACCTAAAACAGTAGTACAGGAAACATATGTTCCCGCTCCTACCCAACCAGTAGCATTTCAAACATCTGGAACTACTGTAAATCATGACCTTAGACGTAATCTAAGAAATATGATTGGAGGTGAATTTGATACTACTATTACTGCTAACTCATCTCACGCTCAACCCGCATATACTCCACCCCCAGTTAACACAACTGGTGAAGGATCAAGCTTACCAGGTGGTGAAGTAGGTTTAGACCAAATAATGGGGCTAATGAATAGTAAATAATGGCATATAGAATAGAAAATAACAATCCATTAGATCTTGATTATCAACTTGCTATTGGAGTAAGTCTACCATTTATTGGTTCAATAATTAGTGGCTCAGATGCTGTATTTAATTCAACATACACTACTACAGAACAATTAAGATCAGATGTTATTAATTACATATTAACTAATAAAGGTGAGCGTGTTCTTAACCCAAATTATGGTAGTGATTTAAGAAGATTTATATTTCAAAGTACAACTGAAGTAAATTTAAATAATCTTAAATTACAAATTATAGAAGGATTAAGAGCAAATTTCCCACAAATTACTACAAATAGTGTAAATATTAATCCAAATTATGATGTTAACTCAATTAATATTGTTATTGATTATTCATTTGCTGGTAATAAAAATTCTATAGATATAACTTTATAATATGGCTGAAAATATTGACATTAAATACATTAATAAGGATTTTAGTGAATTCAAAAACACATTAACTGAATTTGCTAAAACTTACTTCCCTTCAACTTACGCTAATTTTACTCCTAGTTCTCCTGGTACTATGTTTCTTGAAATGTCAGCTTATGTTGGGGATGTATTATCCTTTTACCTTGATAATCAAATTCAAGAGAATTTTATCCAATATACTAGACAACAGAATAATATATATTCATTAGCATATATGTTAGGTTATACTCCAAAAGTTACTGGAGTAGCAACAGTTGATGTTGATATATACCAACAAATTCCAGCTATACTATCAGGAACAAATTATACCCCAGATTATAATTATACTGTTCAATTACTTGAAAATACTCAAATTAACTCATCTTTAAATCAAAATACTTCATTTTTAATACAAGACCCAGTTGATTTTTCATTTTCTAGCTCACAAGATCCTACAACTGTAACTATTTATCAAACAACTGGAGATAATGTTGATTATTTTCTTTTAAAGAAAACTAGAAAAGCTATATCAGCCGAAATTAAAACAACAACATTCTCTTTTGGGTCTGTAGAAAAATACCCAACAGTAGAAATAGAAGATTCTAATATAATTAAAATATTAGATATAACTGATAGTGATGGAAATACTTGGTATGAGGTACCATACTTAGCTCAAGAAATGGTATATGATACTATTAAAAATACTAATGTAAATAACCCTAACTTTTCAGTTAATCAAAGTGATGTTCCATTTCTTCTTCAGCTTAAAAAAATTCCTCGTAGATTTGTTACTCGTTTTACAACCCCAACTACTTTACAATTACAATTTGGTGCTGGAACAAACACATCAAATATTGATGAAGAAATCACCCCTAACCCAGATAATATAGGTTTAGGTTTACCATATAAAAGATCATTATTAACAACAGCATTTTCTCCATCTAACTTTTTATATACTGATACTTATGGTATTGCTCCTAATAATACTACTTTAACAGTAAGATATTTAATTGGTGGTGGAATTACATCTAATGTAGCTTCTGGTATATTAAATGTTATAACTAATAAAAATAATATTAAGTTAAATAATGGGTTAGATGCTACTTTAGCACAATATGTTTTTAATTCTGTAGCCACAAACAATCCATCAGCTGCTAATGGGGGTTCACCTGGGGACACAATTGAACAAATAAGATTAAATTCTTTAGCTAGTTTTACTACTCAACAAAGAAGTGTCACATTAGATGATTACTTAGTTAGAGCTATGAGTTTACCTCCAGATTATGGTTCAATATCAAAAGCATATATCGAAACTCAAAAAATATCATCTCTCCTTCCAGGAGAAACTCCATCTATTTTAGATTTATATGTTTTATCTTATGATGTTAATGGAAATTTAACTCAAGCATCCCCAGCATTAAAACAAAATCTTTCTACATATATCTCACAAAATAGAGTAATAAATGACTCTATTAAAATTAAAGACGCGTTTATTATTAACATAGGTGTAGATTTTAATATTACTGTCTATCCTCAGTATAATAGTAATGAAGTTATATTTAATTGTATTACTCAACTAAAACAATTTTTTAATTTAAATAATTGGCAAATAAATGAACCTATTATATTAAAAGATATTTATTTACTTTTAGATAAAGTAGAAGGAGTTCAAACAGTTAAAGATGTAGTTATAATTAATAAGACTGGAGCTATATTAGGATACTCAGAGTACGCTTATGATATAGTGGGTGCTACTCAAAATAATGTTATTTACCCATCTTTAGACCCAATGATATTTGAAGTAAAATATCCTAATAATGATATTAAAGGTAAAGTTGTATCTTTTTAATATTTTATATTTATAACAAATGGCTATATACAAATTATTTCCCTCACAAGACGCTACAATATATTCTAGATATCCTAATAAAAACACAGGATTAAATGAAATATTATCTGTAAGTATTGAAGACGCCCAAGATAGTGGTAATACCCAAGCTGCTAGGACTTTAATTCAATTCTCATCAGATGAAATATCAGATGTTATTACTAATAAAGTAAGTGGATCTATTTGGAGTGCTTCTTTAAGAGGATTTATAGCAGAAGCAAATGGTCTAAACTCAGACACTACTTTAGAGATATATGCTGTAACTGGTTCTTGGAACATGGGTACAGGAAAATTTTCTTACTCTCCTGAGTATACTAATGGAGTAAGTTGGTATGATAGACTAACTTCAGGTAGTGGAGCATGGATTACAGCGGGATTCCCCGCTGGAGTAACAGGATCATATGGTTCCGTGAGTGGTGGAGGTAATTGGTATACTTCATCTTATACGCAGTCATTTTCATACTATGATGACAAAGATATTAACATAGATGTTACTCCAATTGTAGATGATTGGTTTTCAGGATCTATAGCTAATAATGGATTTATTATTAAACAAGCAGTTGAATTTGTAGATAGTCTTTTATATAATATTAATTTAGATTACTTTTCAAGAGATACTCATACTATATACCCTCCACAGTTAGAAATAAAATGGAGAGATTATTCATTTAGTACTGGATCATTAACTGAATTAAACACACTCCCAGCTACAATATCTATAGATGAAAATCCTGGTGTATTTAATCCTAATAGTATAAATAAATTTAGAGTAAATAGTAGACCTGAATACCCAGCTAGAACATTTCAAACAGCTTCTTATTACACCCAAAACTATTATTTACCAACAGCGTCATATTATGCTGTCAAGGATACATACACTAATGAATATGTAATTGATTTTGATAATCAATTTACTCAATTAAGCGTGGATGCTAGTGGAAGTTATTTTACATTATATATGAATGGTTTAGAACCTGAAAGATATTATAGTATTTTAATTAAAACTGTTATTAATGGTAATGTTTTAATATTTGATAATAATTACAATTTTAAAGTAATAAATGGCTAATTATCCTCTAAATAAAACAGTTTATAATAGAAGAGAATATACTAATATTATTGATACTTCTTTTACACAGTTACAACTTCCACCACCACCAATTGAAGATACTATAACTGTGGAACAATTTTTTGGGTATTATAATAAAATATTTTATGATATCCCAGCTGAAGGAAATATAAATTCACATGAGTATTTAGTTAAAACAAGTGGAGATTATATAAATGTTGCTATTCCAAATGATGAAACTCAACTTTTATTAGATGAAATATCATCATTAAGACAACAGTTGTTAGCAGTTAATCAACAAGTTTTAAATCTTCAATTTTCATCTAGTTTAAATATAACATAATGGCTGTATCCATATCTCAAATATTTTCTTCTTCCCCTTATTCTTCACAGGATGAAAGATTAATTAATCCAACTCAAATTGAGGCTACATTTAATCCATCTACTGATTATATTGAGTATGTAATTTCTACAAAGAATAATTCATTTCAAACTGTAGATTACAACTATAATGCTTTTTCATTTCCAATAGATGGGACAGTTGTATCAAATGATATTAGTTCTATAGAAATAAATCCTGAAGTTGATTTAAGTAATAGAGGAATAACATCTGGAGATTATAATACATATTATAACTTTTATAGGAATGAATTATTAACTAATCCTATAAATAAAGGCCTTTTTATAAAAAGTATATCAGCTGATAGAACTGAATTAGTTGTTAAATATACTTCACCATCAATAGATCCTGTTCTCATAGTTAATAATTTTACTAATAATACTTCTTTTTATTTTAATGATTTTTATTTAAATTTTGGTAATAATACATTA